TTCAACTCTTTCAGGTGTAATAGCTTCAAACAAAGAAATATCAAAATCATTCTTTGAAGCTATACTAGACCTAATACAATTGTCAGCAGCTCTTTGAGATATTTGATGATTTGGTATTGCTATTATTGATGCTTTCATCGTACTAAAAGAGTTCCTCCATAAACTGACGTATGAAGGTCGCCTCCAAAAGGTTTACTCAAAACTTGCCACCAACCAAATTCTGCACCTAATAGTTGTTTTCTTTCGTGTAAGTCATAAACCATTGAAGTGTCTAAGTGTTGTCTTTTATGCATTATTAATGAATCTGACAGCATATCATGCCAATCATTATTATTAACTTTTGACTTTTCTTTTTTAACTATTTTTCCTTCAGTATCAAGAAAAGGAAAAGCATTAGGTCCTGATTCTCTAATCATAAATCCTACTGGCCCATTAAGCATTACTAACTTTATATATTTCTCAAAATTAAACATAGGATTTATTTTAACGTCCCACCGAGATTTAATATATAAATCATACTCATCTGGTATATTATCAAATAAATGACAATAACTTAATATTTGTTTATTAGCATTTATTGTCTTTGAACCTAATGTTTTAGTTTTTCTATACCAATGATGTTTAGGATTTGTAGTAGGTTCTGGATCAAATATAGGGTGATAATCCATAACTGGTTCTTCAGAAGGAAAGAATTTTCCTTTTTCTCTAAATTCTTCTGGGAGTTCTTGTTCTCGTCCTTTCCAAGTATGTGTATATAAGTCTGCATTAAATTTTCTTTTCAAATCTCTCATTGACAATATTGGATTGAACTTTATGCCTGGTCTCCAAAGACCTGTTATTCCTATTGCTATCTTCATCTTTTTAAATTCACATAATAAGGGTTAACTTCATCATATATTATTTTACGGAATAAGCTTTCCATTTCATCAGCATCTTTAGGCCAAAGTTTTTTAATATTATTAAATCCTCTTAAACAATCTTTGTCATCGTGTGCCCAATGTGAAAAGCCTAGCCAATCGTAATCTTTATCTCTTCCAGCTCCAAATAATTTTACTGGTATTTTATCGTGTTCAATATGATTTCTTATAAACTCAAATGGTCTATATAAAGTAAAAGGTGTCATAGAATAAACAAGAGGAATTTTACCTTCTAATGCTATACCTACTGCTGTTCCAATCATTAATTGTTCGGCAGCTCCTACGTTTATAAATCGATCTGGATAAGTTAATCTGTGTTCATCAAATTGTTTCCAGCCTAAATCTCCTGAAACTATTATTATTCTTTCATCTAATGCCATTTCATCAAATAGCATACTAGTAAATTTTTTTCTAACACTCATTACGAATCTCCTCCAATCCCTTTTTATATTGAGCTTCATCCATTTTAATATAATGGGCTTCTAAACCTCTTAAAAAAGATAATTGACTTGAAGTTGTTTTATGAAAATTAATATTAGGTAAAAATGCTTTGCATCTTCTTTCTAAATATGTAACATCTATTGGATCATAACAGGCATAACCATTAGCATTTACGTGAACTTCTACGTTTAATTTTCTGTCATGAATAAGTCTAAGAGCTTCCCATACTGATCCTTCGGCACATTCACCGTCTGATATAGTAACATATATTTTCTTTTCTGGACTAGCAATTGCTGCTCCACAGGCAATAGTAATACCTTGTCCTAAACTTCCGGTTGAACAATATATTCCATTATTATGATCTATATTAGGATGACCTCTATGTCTAGTTGCTAAATCATTAGCATTAGCTAATCCGTATTTTTCTAATATACAATATAACGCATAAGAAGCATGTCCATTTGATAATATAAAAATATCTTCTTTTCTTTTCTTTTTAAAAATATTATCAATAATATCAAGGCAAGAAAAACAGCTTCCTATATGTTCTTCTTTATGTTCATATAGTAATGTTAATAACGAAGTTCTTAAATTTTTATCACTCACTATGCTTCTCCAAATCTTCAGGGGTTCCTAAAATATCATGCCTAGTATTTTTATCTATTCCTATTTTTTTACCTTGAGTTATTAGTAAATTATATATAGGAGCTATATAAAATTCTCCTTTAGTTCTCATATTCCATTTTATCATATTTCTAGCGTTCTCAACAAACATATCACCACGTTTAAAATAATAAAGTCCACCTATAGCCATATTGCTAATAACTTCTTTTTCGGCTGTAGCATTAACATAACCTTCTTCATTTAGAGTGACAAAACTATGGGCAGGACTATTTGATTCAAATACACAAACCATACCATCAAAGTTAAGGTCTATTTTTAATGGATCTATTGCCGGTTCAAAATAACAATCAGGAGTAAATATAAGTAAAGGCACTTGGTCATTAATTAAATCTTCTGCTAATAAGCACGTATTTAAAGCTCCATCTGTTTTAGTAGGAGTTGCTATTATTTGACAATCCGGATATTGCTCTTTTAAATGCTTGTCTATTTTATCTTTGTCTATATGCTCTTGTCTAACTACGAATATAAGATTACAATTATCTAATACTACTGATTCTAAAGATCTATCTACTATAGCTTTTCCATTAATTGATATTAAAGGTTTTGGTTTAAAATAACCTTGATTAAGGAATCGTTGTCCATCACCTGCAATAGGAAGTAATAAATTAGTTTTCATTTAATAATACCTTTATAGTTTTTTCATGAGCATATTCTAAAGATTTTTTAATATTATTTGTATTTAGCATGTTAGAAATAAAACAAGCTGCAAAAGTATCTCCAGCTCCTAATACATTAATATTTTCTATTGTTTTAGTCTTACAAGAAATAATTTTATTTCCATCAGTACATACACTACCAGAAGGATAATGCAATATTACGTGACCTTTAACTAATTTACCAAGTTCTTTAATATCCATAAATAAATCTTCATCCGATATGAATAGGTAATCGATACTATTTAGTTCATCATATATGTCCATATCGCCTGCAGTAATATCTGCTGAAATTATTCCTTTTAAATCATAAATAAATGATTTGTCTTTTAATCTATTTAAATACATTATATGATGCCATTTAGAATTTATTATATTTGGCTCTGAAGTTTTTAAATTAAGATTTCCTCTACCAAATCTCTGAGACGACATTTCATTTATTAATACAATAGCTTCTCCTATTGCACATGGTTCTAATTTAATTTTTATCTTAGAATCTATTTTAGCTAAAGCACTCCATACATTAGCCATAGCTCCAAGTGAAACGCTTTCTTTAAAATTATTTATAATACGATCCACAGTCAAATGCCCATAGATAGCTAAATCGTAATGGTTCATAGTCTAATACTTTTATACATTAAATCATCAGAATCTTCTATAGTTATATTGTTGTTCCAATGTTTAATTGTAAGTGAATCTTTTTTTGTGTTAGCAAAGAAATAAGATTTACGGCCGTTCATACATGGACCAATATGTTCATTTTCTATTCGTATAAAATTAGGGAAATACAAAATATTTATTTTATTAAAATCTCTGTATCTATTAACCGAATAAGTGTATTCTTTAAATTTTTCAGAGGAAGAATCGAAAACATTAATGTCAACACTCTGTGCTTTAGCATTATATTTTTCTTGACCAAAAGCTATTAATTCTTCAGGTCTTTTTCTAGTTGGTTCGTTTTTTATTCTAGATATTCCCCATCTGTCTACATTAATAGGAACTGTTATCATTATAACATTAAATTTAGAATCTATTGTATGGACATTCTTTACAAAATTACCGTAATCAATCTTTTTTGTTTCAATTGAAATTGTCTTACCTTCAGTAAAATATTGAATATCTAAGTCGTGCCCAATATACAAAAAAGCGTGATATACACCTTCACCTGGACTATAAGAATTTTCTAGCCATGCTATATGTCCTAAATATTTTAATAAAAAGGGTTCATCAATAAACCCGTTATCATTAATATGAGGAAATTCTATGGTAAAGGTTTTCACTGATTAGTTCTCTGAAAGTATTGCCACGTCGTCTATGTTGCTTTGCATTTCTTTAGAAGTCTCTTCTAACTTATCTAATTTTATAACTTCTTCCATTGTTGCTGACTTAACTACTTCTTTCTCTATAGCTAAATCATATAATTCTACTAAACAACCTTCACCACCTCTAGAATTTAAAACAAAAGTGGCAGCTTCTCTTATAGTTTTAGGAGCATCACTAGGACAAGCGGTCCATTCTAATTTTTCAAACATTGAAAGATCAAAATAGTCATCACCTATAAAAAACATTTCGCTTTTAGGAACTCCATATGTTTTTTCAAATTCGTCAACCCATATAGATTTATCTAATCCGTCTCCTTTATCTCGAGTACAATAAAAATCTATATTTCTTTTATGAGCCATAGGTTTATTCCAACTATCGCCACTTATCATAATTACTTTTATTCCAGTGGCTGCAAATCTTTTTATTGCAGTAAAGTCTTTACATTTGAATCTTTTATAGATTGGAATATGATCTTTGTCATATACTTTAGTACCATCGGTCAACACACCATCTACATCTAATATTAAAAGTTTTATTTTCATTTATAATTTCCTATTAAATCACTACAGATACCATAAAAATCTCTGGTATTTGTATTATATATTTCCGGTAAAACAGCTATGCTTTTATACCCTGGAGAAGGTTTGTCTGGGTAAGCCCATATATAACCATCACTAGTCAAAGTATAATCATCTTGGTCGTGCCAAAACCAATGAAATTCTAGTTTTTGTAACAAATCTATTGCTTGATAATTTTTAGCATGAAAGATTAATTTAGACTTAAGTTTTCCTAACCATTCATGTCCAGGGCTATATTGAGGTTCATCGTGACCTAGCCATAAAAGTCCATCTTTATTCCAAACATCAACTTCTACAAAATAACCTTCTAGCACTCCCTTCAAAATATATTGAGGTTGGTTTTCTAGTTCAGGTTTTTTACCGTTAATATTTCCTCTATGAGATATTAGCATCATAATATATTATACCACATTTATTATATAAAGTAAATTACTTTTTTAATACAATCATTATTGCGTTTTGTTTACCAGTCTTAGTTCTTATCATATTAAATTTTGCTTGAACTCTTAATCCAATCTTCATTGCTAATTGCTCAAATTCTTGAACACTAATTTCTAGAGGGTCCATAGGTCTAGATACATTTTCAATTCCAGTCATTAGTTCAAGAGCCATAATGCCTAAAGGATTTATTTGATCTTTCCATGTTCTTAAACACTTTTCAGGGTCATAAGAATGATCAAAAGAATTAGAATATAGTATATCAAATCTATTTACAAATTCTTCTTTAACTTCATGAAAATCCCATTCTATAGTATTAGGAAATTTAATAGCAGTATCTGAAATTTCAGTACCAATAACAAAGCAACCTGGTAGAAACTTTTTAAATAATTCTTGTTCTCTACCATTCCTAGTTCCGTGACAAATAACTTCACCGGCAAATGGTTTAAGTTTTAAGATTTCTTGAATTGATTCTTGCTTAACCCAAACAGAATTAAGTTTCATCTTATTTCCAGCTACTTGTTCTTTTTTATACTCTTCATAATTTTCGTATTCCCAAACCTTCAATGTACTGTTCCTCTATCTTCTTTATCAGATTCATTTGTATTATTAATAGTTGATTCTACTATACTTTCCATAAGATCTCTAAAACCATCTTCTCCTAAAGCTTGTAAATATATTTTAGAAGCGTATGATTGCATTAATGCAGCAATTTGAAGAGGGTCTAATTTGTCGTCGACTATAAACTCAGTAGTCAATGTGTCTAGCTTTTTTCCGGCTTTTATGAATGTAGCTAATTCTTCTGTAATCATTCTACTAACCTCATAAGTTCTTCAACATTTTCACCACCGTTTGGAAGTTTATCTTTTAAAAAGAAATGAATAAAATGAGCATCCTTTATCATTTCAGGTCTTATACCATTGTACATACCATTCCATTTCCAGCTAAGATGCTGTATATTCATTTTTTCTTTTTTAATCCACCAATTTAATAGTGTTTGATCCGTAGACCATTTCCAAGCACCTAAACCGTCGACAAATCTTTTAAATTCTGATCTCATTAAAAATTGGTGTGCTGTTTGTTCTCTTAAATATTTAGTAATACTTTTATTTAAGATCATTATTCCCATATTAAAAAATTCACCACCTGTATAACCATTCCACTTAAAGTCTACTTCATCTTTAAGAGGCATATATTGCATATGAGAATAATTTAAAATCTTTTGCCTATATTGTTCAGTAATAGGCATTTCTCTTTCGCATACAAAACCAGCATCATATTCATAATCTAATTCATCAAACACATTAGGAGAATCTGGTCTTATCCAAACGTCTGAGTCTATTATTGCTATTTGATCATAAGAATCAAAATAGCCAAACGCATTTTCTTTTTCAAATATAGGTAAAAAACCTCCATGCTTTTCATATGATTCTTTACTTCTATTAGTAGCAAATACGTCTGGCTTAATTCTTAAAATTGGTTGTCTTTGGACATGATGATCTATATTATGCTTCCAACAGTATTCTTCAACTGACTTAACACAATGATCGTATAATCTAGACCGTTTACCTACGTAAACTTGGTATATCAAAGTTTTTTTCATTATAACGAATCTATTTTCCTTTCATGCCAGATTTATCAAAAGCTGCAAAGCCCATAAATGCACCAACAATACCTGCTTGAGCTAAATAAAATAAATTAGATACATCACTCAATAATTGTATTCGTTCATCCGGTATTATAGGAGTAAACATAACAGCAGTAAAACCCACCATAGAACCTAAGGCAACCCATGCCATATTTCTTTGATGCATTTGTTTTCTGTTTTGTCTTTCTACTTCTTCACGCATTTGATAGTGTTCCATTTCTGCATCGCTAACAACTCCATCGTTATTAACATCTAGATCATTAAATTTAGATCCTTCTTGTAGTCTTTTTGTTTTTGCCATACTGTCCTCGAATTAATTCTGCTATTTCCATTGCTTCATTAAACCCATGACGAAGAGAATTTGACTTATAACCTTCTTGTATAAACCATATGATAGTATCTATATCAGATTTATTTGGCATATTATAATTTTGAGTTATTTCTTCAAATTGATACCTTAAATTTAGAACTTCAGCCAGCGATAGTTTCATATACGTCCTTCCAGTTTGACATTAACGGGATTCCACCCGGATCTTCCATTTTAATATGCGGATGTTTAATCAATAATGATTCCAATCCTAACTCTTTTCCGAGTATAGCGTTTTGAACTTTATCTTCAATCCAATAATGTCCTTCGTACCAACTAGAATATTTAGATAAGACTATATCTTTATCTGCACCTGTATCTAAATAAACAAATTCTTCAAATACATGGTCTCCAAATATATTCTTTAAATTCATTGTTCTTAATGTTTGAGCATGAGGGTTCATAGATAATGAACTAATTACTAAAAATTTATAACCACATTCATCATGCAATTTTCTAACATATTTAACCGAATCATATAATGGTGGAAGAAATCCAATATTAGCAGAAGAATTAAACTGTAAAATATATGGCATTATTTCTTCTCTTGGTATATCGTATCTAATAGCTTGATCGTACATTCTAACATCACCGTTAGCGTATATACCATGTTCTCTCATCATCCATGCATCAAATGGGTCTCTCCAGTTAAGAAGAACCCCATCACAATCTATTAATATAATACTCATTAAACTGTACCTAACTCTTTCTGTTCATGATAAGCATCTAGAATTATTTTAGTAAATACTGGTTCTAATACTTCTTCAAACCGATCCCAATCACGTCGAGTCCAATGATACCTATGACTTTCTGATTGAGGAGCCCAACCAAAGAATGCTCTAAAATGATTTTTACGATTCCAAAGACCATTATTAAAAAGATCATATATTAAATTCTGAGCTACTCTAAAGTGCTCTAATTTCTTGTTTGTAGATCTTGATTTATCACATCTACCTTCTAAAGGAATTAAATCACTTAATTTTTCAGAAATTATTTTAAATCCTGTATTAACTGCCCAAGAAGAATAAAATAATTCTCCTTGTTCACCACTATACATATCATCATATCTTTTTCTCATTACGCGGTCTCCTCACCGTTATTGATTACGTGTACATCCAATTCCTTATCGTAAGAATGTGGAAGATTAAATATCCATGCAGCATGACCTGGCATGTAATTATAATCGTCTATGTCTTCAGACTGAACGATCCATTTAAGAGCTGTTTCTCTATTTTCAGCTCCTAGTGCAATTGTTTTTGCAACACGTGCTTCAAAAGCTTCAATTGCGTCCTTTTCTTGAGCAGCTTCTTCAGCCTGAACTACATCTAACTGAGCACAAAGTTCGTCCCAAATCTTTTGCTTCTCTTCATCACACTCGTGGTAGAAACGATTAAGATGTCCACCTTCTCTAGCAGGAGCACGAACTCCATATACTTCTTTACAAAGGTCTGAGAATATTTCATCTTCGAATGTGTACATTGTTATAATTTCCTCTTTAATTATTTAATACTACTATAATACTCTAAAAAGAGGCTAATGTAAACCCTTTTTTTCACTTTTTTTCATTTTATTTGAAAAAAGATGAATATGTTACATTTTTGTCACAGTTCTTCTATTATATTCAGCAATAGTATCTTTTAAAAAGTCAACATAATTATCTCTGTGTTCTTTAAATAATAATGGTTCATTATCGTCAACATCCATTATTATTACAGTATTAGGAATAGGCATACCAGTACGTTCTTCCCACATAATAGCATAGGCAGTCATTTGAGCAAAATAACTTGAAATATTTTCTTTTTTCTTAATTCTTTTAGAAGTTTTAAAATCTATAATGCTGGGAACACCATCATATACTCCCACGCAATCGCATCGGCCAGCTGTATTAAGATGAAGAGAATAAAGAGGTACCTCCAAACCGTATATTTTAGAAATACGTCCATCAAGGAGCGGACGAAGGTTATTGAGAGATTGTCTAATGTGCGGCAAAAATTTCGAAGTATCTTCATTTTTTAAATACTTTTCTACTATTGAATGTACTAAAGTTCCTCGTCCGGAAGCCCTAGTAGATATTTTATTTGCTTCTTCTTCACCTACTCTTTTTCGCCAAGCTTTTATTGCATCAATGCTTAGTATCGATAAGACTGTAGTAATGCTAGGCAGAGCAGTCCCATCAGGAGTAGTATATACACGGCCAGTCTCCCGTGTGTCTGCAGTAAGATCATCATATCCAATATCAATTTTTTCATGTATAAATTCCATTAAACTTTAATTGTATTATCCTTTCCAGATGCAGCTTTAATTCTTTTTAAATTATCTTTCCAGCCATCATCTGTTTTGCTTAAAAGGCTTCCTACACCAGATACAATAGTGGGTGTTGTTAACATTTGAACCAAGTCAGGATCATCTTCTAAAATCTTCTGTACCTCTGGCCAAGTACAGAAGACTTCTAATCTTTCTTGAGTTTTTTTATTACGTAAACTATAAGTAGGCATTATTTTTGGTCTGTGATGACTGTAGTAAAAGCACCAACTGCAGCACCAGCACCGCATTCGTCAAATAGAATTTCACCTAATACACAACCAGCGGCAGTATTACCTAAGACTCTTTGTCCTTCTGGTGTTATATAAGATGTTTGACAACCGGCCATAATTAAAAGTGATCCTATTAATATTAATTTTTTCATTATTTCCTCCTAAATTATATAAATTTTTTCACTAAACCAGGGAAAGCACCTTCAACAATGCCCTTGTTTAATCCTTCTGGTTTTTGTTTATTAATCATATTAATGACTAATCCCGCATCTACTGGATGTATTCCTTCTAACATTCCAATAAAAATTTGTTCTCTTTTTACCTTTTGCATCTTTGCGCCTGGACCGCCTTTAACAAAATAGGCAAACTTTTTATTTTCTCTTACTAAATTAGTAGGAGCATTATGATCTTCAGCTGGTCTGAATGGAGGAGATCCTGGTGGTAAATCCCACTCTATACTTTTATCCATAGAACCTCTAATTATATCTCTTAAGGCCCAGCAATCATTATCCTTTAAAACTTGTATTTTTTCAGCTTTAGTTTTTTTAATATTAACTTCGTCTAACACTTCAAAGACGAATTGTTTTCTTAATGGCATTATAAAAATTCCTGTACATCATTTATTAACTGTTGACAATTCTTAGCCACTAAATAAGGAAATACTTTTCCTTTATTCGACCAAGGATCTTGAGAGTCAAAACTATTTATAATCTGTTCTTTTATATCTTTAGGAGTTTTAGACAAATCAATTAACGTAGAATTTCTTTGATAGTTCCTATACCAATCAGATTCTTGGTAATTTTCTTTAGACATTATATCTAGAGAATTTAAAATAGCTTCTCTTTTTTTCTTTGATAATGGTGTTTGTCTTCGACCTTCAACTAATACATTATCATCTGATAACACGTTAGGGACTCCGTCGCCAGCATCTCCTCTTAACACTTTATCAGTTAAGTGAGTGTGCGGATGCTCTTCAACTACTAATTTTTTAAGAAGTGGCGAAAACTGTTTAACGTTATTATATTTTTGCAATTGTTTAAAATCACCATCAGAAGAAACAATCATTATTTTTTCTCCAGTACCACCAAAATCATTTGAACTTTCTACTAAAGTTCCTATAACATCATCAGCTTCACACTTGTCTATATGAATAACTTTATACGGAAAATTATCTTTAATTTCTTCTCTAACTAAATGCATTATTCTAAAAGCTTCAGCCCAGTCAAAATCAGAAGAATCTCTGTCTTTTTTACGGTTAGCTTTATATTGAGGATAATAGTCTTTTCTCCAATTCTTTGCTCCATCACAAGCAAGAATCATTTGACCATATTCACCTCTAAATTTTGCATTATACATTCTAAGAGAATTAAGAATCATATGTCTAAGCATACCTTCTTCATTCTCTCTATTAATTGCAATAGTAGCTATTGCTATTCCGCTGTAATCAACTATTATCATTGTAGATAACTATCTTCTGTGAAAAAAGGTCCTTCAATTTCTATTAATTCATTAGTGATTTTTGAAGGCCAGTAAATATCTTTTAAACGAGCAGTTTCTTCTACGTATTCTTTAACAGATGTATAAACTGGATATTCAACTGATCCGTCAGGATAAGTAGTTTTAAATAAAAAATTTAATGTTTGTATAGCCATATTTTCCTCTTATTAATTTAATACTAGTATTCTACCACACTTTTAAGAGAATGTAAACAGTTATTTTCAATTTATTTTAAATTTTTTACGTGCCTTGAATGAATTTTACAACCTATGAACTCATTGTAATAATCATCTCTCAATAAGACATCATTATCGAATTGTAGTTTGGCCTCATAATAAGACATCTCTCCCTTTGACTTACAAAGTTTTAAGATTTCTCTTTTAAAATTATCTTCCCCTCGTCGTTCAACGAGTATTTGAACTTCTTTACTAGATCCATAATATTCTCTCCAGTCAGAGTCGACTTTGGTTTTAACTCTCCTAGATCTTTTAGAATTTTTTGGTAATATTTTAGGCCGCCAGAAGTTCTTTTTACCGATATATTTTTTGTTCGTATCCAATTCGGTGATGACATATACGAAACCTTGGTAATCTTCGGGTGTATCATTATATTCTTTATTTTCGTATAACCACATAAGGTTATATATTATTCCTCTATATCAGTATCTGTAACTTCTGCTTCAACTCTTCGTCCACAACAAGGACAAAATTCTACAGGTTCCCGAGTTAATACTATTGAGGTAGTATCGCATTCTTCACATTCGATTTTATATTCTTGCATCAGAAATCAATCTCACAGGCGCCACCAGCACAAGCTGCAGCTCCAAGTGTATCGACATCTGTATATTTTCTAGCAGTAAGATCTTTTTCCCAAGTCATAGGATTTAAATTAGATTGTATTTTATTCCATTTATGCAATAGATAAGAATCTTTTAAACAATACTCAGCTTGTTTAACATCTCCTTTTAAATAATTATTAGCAAAATTATTAAATCTACGAACCCAATCTTTTTTCATTACTGTGGTAGAATCATCTAAATTAATATTTTCTCCCATACCTTGAGCAGTTGAACATGCAATCCAAATATTATCAAAAGCTTTTAAACCATCAACAACTAGGCCAGAAGCAAATATAGCTGCAGTATCATATTTCTTTACCATTTCCTTAGCAGTTATAACCGCTGTGTTTGGTGCTTGATTATAATCTTTATCGCCAGTCATTGGTAGAAATGATATTCCAGCAAAAGAATGTCTATTCTCAAAAACATACTTTTCTACTTCATCCCAATCATCAACGATAATAGTATTAGAAACATTATGTCTTATTCCTTTATCTGCACATAATTTTTCTTCTGTTCCTGCATTAACCCAATATTTTTGTGCCTTCTTAACTAACTCTAAATGTTTAACTCCTAATAAATCTTCTTTAATAAACGATCCTTTTTTAGGTACTATTGGAAATGATACTACGACATCTGTTCCACTTGAAGACCATACTGATTCTTCTACCATATAAGGATTTGAACTTATAATAGATTTAGTAACTTCAGATTCCTTATTCATTTGAACATTTCTAATATACATTTGAGAATGCTCAGCATGAATACCACTAGCTGTTTGTAATAATACTGAAGCGTTTCCAGAAGGTTTAACACATGTTGTTCTAGCCGCCGGATTAATACCTAAAATCTTAGCAACTTTCTTATTCATTTCTTTTACTATTTTTGCACCTCTTGCAAGAATTTTTTCATTGAAAAGAATATCAGGATTATTCATCCATCCGGTAATAGAAACTCCAAGTAATGCTTCTCTGTCAAATATTTCTTTTGATTTTTCAGATAGAAACTTAAAGTCTGTGTACCCTGCCTGTAGGGTACCGAGGATAGCTGCTGCGCGACATGCCTTATAAAATGCTTCCTCGGTAGAGCACATGCCCCCGTTTATTTCAGTGAGATTACAACCTTGCCAACCAGACACTCCATCTATTTGAGGATACATTCCTATTTCTACGCATGGATTAGTTGTATGTTCACTGGATTCAACAAAGACAAATCCAGGTTCACCAAACTCTTTAACAGATTCCATTATCTTGCTAAATTGTTCAGCTGTAGTCTTATCTCTAACAATTACTGCTGAATTATTAGATCTTCCTCTCTGTGGATTCTCCATAAACCAATTACCAGTCTTAGCGTTCATCATTTCTTCATCCTCTGGAGAGAATAAACAAATTGTTGCTGACCTTCTTACACCGCCTGATAATACCGCATCTGCTGCGTGCATAGTAATATCGTAAACGTTAATTGGTTTAATATCTACTGGATGCTTAGAATCCAATACAATACCTTGGAGCATATGTTCTATCTTATCTAAAGAACGTCTAAGTCCTTCTGGTCCTGGCGCTTTAAATCCTCCTGAAATTTTAGCACCTTTAGGTCTAATATTAGTTAAATCAAAAAATACTCTTCTACCGGCAAAATCTGGATGTTTACCACCGCCGACAAAGTACGAAGACATCAATACATCTAGAGCTGACGCCCAGCCTTCTATTGAATCTTCGACTATATAACCTTTTGCTTGTTTTGTTCTTGGGGCTATTTGTGGAAGTTTTGCAATGTGATGATGTTGAACTGAAAAGCCCGCTCCAGCTCCACATAATAAAATATAAAAAACTTCTCCGAAAAACTCTGGTCTATCTGCATAAGATGAAGTACAATTATACATTCTCATCTGATGTTTCATTAGTTGCTCACCGCCGAATTGCAATGATCTTTGAGCAGCTAATACTCTTTGTTCTTTATAAGCTTGTCTA